TACATCAGCCGCCGGCGGATCTGGAGCGGTTCGAATCGGGGCACGTGACCGATCAGATCGAATCGCTGTATGGAAGGTTTCGGGGATGAAGCAGAGAACTGAACTGCTGGACCGACTGACCGCGGCTGTCCGGGACGGCGCGTCGGTGAGCTTCGTCAAGCGAGGGGACGGCGAAGAGTTCTGTATGGCGGGCCAAGTGGGAGAGAATTGCGACGGGCATCCGTACTCGGGAGGACTCGCCCGGGTGCTGATGGAGGCCTTCGGGTACTTCGGTAGGCGGCCAGATGTCACCGTGGCGCTGTGGCGCGACCAGGAGCGGTATCAGTCGCTCTTGCATTGCGAGGGGATGGTAGATGAGACCAGGCGCTTCTGGATGGCGGCGCGGGAGGCGAAGAGGCCAAAGATATTCGTGGGCCCAGAGCGGCTCGCGGGGGCGGCTACGATGCTGCGGGCGGAGCATGTTGTGGTCCCTTTGGTCAATGCCTTCGGCTGGTACGCGGAGGTCCGCAACCGGTTGCTTACCCGCTTGCGGCCGGGGATGATTTTTATCTTCTGCGCGGGAATGCCGGCAAAGGGCTGGATCGCGGAGGTACTAGAGGCATGCCGCGGGGCTTCCTGTATCGACGCCGGCTCGGCGTTCGATCCGCTGTTCGTGGGCAATACGAGGACGGGGCAACTGAGCCGGGAGGCGGCCTGGGATCTGTATCGGGGCATTCTACCGCCTCTAGTGCATGCGGTTATCTTCTCGAAGAACCGCGCGATGCAGCTCGATGCGCTGTTGCGGAGCATGAGGCGATTCGGGGCGAACTTCTGGCCGCCGACGATTCTATGGAAGGCGACCGATGCGCGATTTGAAGCAGCGTACGAACAATTGACGGATGAATTTCCGGACTGCTGGTGGACGCAGGAAACGCGGTTTCCATCTTTCGCCTATGAGTTGCTGGCATGTCTGTCGAGGGGGCAGGCGTTGGGCGCTTTATTCTCGGATGACGATGTGTTTTTCCGGGAAGTGCCAGCATTCGAGGTGGGCGCGGGGCAGTCGTTTTCGCTGCGGTTTGGAGGGGGCGCGGCGAGCGTGGATGCGGCGGTGGCGGCGGCCGATGGGGTGCTCCGAACAGGGCTACAGCCGTGCCTGGGCTGGAGTTGCGATGGGAACGTGCATCCCATCGAAGAGTTGCGGGTGGCGGTGAAGATGGCGACCCCGCTGGAGCCGAACCTGATCGAAGGGGCCATGAATGTTCCGGCGCGCGCGGTGCGGGAGATACGGGCGGAGAAGAGCTGTCTAGTGAGCATCCCGCACAATTTGGTGCAGGACGTGTATCCTAACCCGAACATGGGTGGCAGCGCGGCCGAACTAAACGACCGGTGGCTGGCGGGGGAGCGGATCGATCTGGATGCGATGGACTTCTCGGGGGTTACGGATTCCCATGCGTTCCTGCCGTACGCTTTTCGGAAGGCGAGCTGAATGGGCGTCCGCTACGACATCGTGATGGCGAACTACGTCAACGATCGGACGCTGCCGATTGTCAGCGAGAGCCTGGCGGCGATACGGCGGTGCTCCGGATCGGATTATCGGCTGCTGCTGATCGACAATGGGTCGCCGGCGTTCGATGCGCTCGGGCCGGAGTTGGGGTTGCATCGCAACCTGATCGTAGTCCGGAATGCGGAGAATCTGGGCTTTGTGAAGGCGACGAACCAAGGGATCATGTTATCGACGGCGGAGCGCGTGGTGCTGCTGAACAACGATGCGGTTCCGATGGCGCCCGGCTGGTTGGAACGGCTGGATGCCGCGTTGACGGGCACGGTTGGGATCGTTGGGCCGCGGAGCCAGCCGAATGGGACGCTGAGCGGGCAGATGCCGTACCTGTCGTCTACGGTTCTGCCGCGATCGTCCATGCTGGTATTTTTCTGCGCGATGTTAACGCGGGAAGTCGTCGAGAGAGTAGGGCTGCTGGATGAATCGCTAGGGATCGGGCTGGGTGACGACGATGATTACTGCTACCGCGCGCAAGCGGCCGGCTTCGATCTCTGTTATCTGGGCGATCTGATGGTCTGGCATTATCACAAAACCACTTTTCGGCAATTATTCACGGCCCAGCAGGTCTATGCGATGGGGCACGCGGCGAAAGCGCGGCTGGTGGCCAAGGGGACTTGGAGGGCGGGGGCGTGATCGAGCAGGGCCTGGTCAAGTTGGTGCAGACGGGACTCGCGGCGTCGTCACCTCCTATCGTGCTGATGGGGGGCTTCCTGGCGACTCTGCCTAAGGGACAGGTGCTTCCATCGTGGACGTACCAGATGGTTTCGGCAGTGCCGGACCGAACGCTCGATAATGCCAAGGGCGGGCTCTTCGCCGGGCGTATCCAGATCGACTGCTACGGGGCCGAGGCGGACGATGCAGTCAGCTTATCGTGGGCGATCGCGCGCGTGCTGAATGGACAGCGGGGGACGCTGGCGGATGCGGATGGGACGTATCTGGATAGCGCGTTTCTGTCGGATACGCACGATCCGGAAGTTGACGAAGCCAGCCGCACCTGGCGGCGCGTGATCGAGTTCGATATCTGTTACAAGGTCGTATTTCAAGTTTAGTCTGGAGGAACAAACAAGATGCCTGCATTTACGCCACCTACCGCTTACGCCTCGAAGGGAACTACGGGGTACGGAGCGACGTTTTCGATGGGATCGCCGTTGACGGCGGTCATGGAAATCAAGACGATCAACGGGGATTACTACTCGCTTCCGGAGGTCAATTTCACGCACTTGCTTTCACCGGCCGGGACGGAGGAGCTTCGCGCGGGATTGTTGAAGCCAGGGACCATCGAACTCGGCGGAAACTTCATCGGCGAGGCGACACAACTGGCTATCACCACGATGGCGGTCGCCAACGCCACGCAGACGACTCCGACGTTTGCGTGGGCTATCACCGCGGCCATTCAGAATGGGACAAAGACCTACACCTGCACGGGCGTCGGTTACATCGCGAAATACAAGAACGGACCGTTTGAGAACGGCAAACCGGTCGAGTTCAGCTTCGGGCTTCAGATCACCGGGATCATTTCGGAAGCCGTCGCCTAAAGGCACCCTCTTATGGCGCGGTTGCCGCGCGCAATCACTGGCGGTGGTCCGCTCTTGCTGGGCGGGCGCCGCTGGTGGCTGCGTATCACGTATCAAGTGCTGCTCGACTGCGAGGAGGCCACGGGTGTCGACATGCTCGCGGCATCGAGTGAGGTGGCGCGTCCGACGGTGCGGATGCTACGCGCGCTGCTCACGGCGGCACTGCACGCGGCGGGTGCGGAGTGGACGGCGCGCGAGGTGGGGAAGTTACTCACGTTGCGGAACGTGGGGCGGGTCCATGAGGCGCTGCTGGCGGCGTGGGCTGCGTCGATGCCGGAGTCGAAGCGAGAGCCGGATGCCGGCGGCCAGGGGCAGGGTCGCGTGATGACGTGGCTGGAGGCGTGGGCGGCGGCGCGTGTGGAACTGGGGCTCACGGATGAAGAGTGGCTGGAGATGACGCCGCGGCAATTGCACGCGCTCAAGGAAGCGCGATTGGAGCAAATGCAGCGAGAGGAGCTGCTGGTGTGTAATGTGGCGGCGGAGGTGGCGAACGCGGGGGGGCGGTGGGTCCGTGACCATGCGGTCGACGCGGAATTTTTCATGATCCACAAGCTGAAACAGAAACAGTTCGAGTCTGGACGGGTGACCGGGGAGATGGTTATGGCAATATTGGCGCCGATCAAGGCGCAACTGAGAGAGGCGAGTTGAGATGGCCGATACAAAAGTGAAGTTTTCGTTCGGGGGTGAGCCGGCAGAGTACGCGCTTGAACTCGACTTCAATGAGCTGGCGGAAGCGGAGCCGGTGGCGGGGTGTAACTTGCTGCTGGCGGTGCGGAAGTGGCCGAATCTGTCTTGCCAGGAGATGCGGGGGCTCCTGTATGCGATGTCGCGGCCCGCGCATCCAAAGGTGGCGCTGGCGGATGCGGGCGCGCTGTGCACGCACGATCTGCAGGTGGTGATGGCGGCTATCCGCCAGGTGCTGGTGGCGGCGGCGTGGTTGGCGGAGGAAGAGCCGAAGGCAGGGACGGAAACGGGCGATGGCGAGCAAGCCGGCTGAGTACATTTCGGGGTCGGTGGGGCCTTCGTACCGGATCGAGGGGATCGAAGAAACCATGGCTATGTTCGACGATCTGCCGAAAGCGCTGATTCTGGCGGGGTTCACGGGGGCGCTGAACGCGGCGGCGGACGTATTTTTGGACGCGCTGGAGCTTACTACGCCGGTTGAAACTGGATTGAGTCCGGCGGAGCTGGATTCCTTTGCGAAGCGGGCGGGCGTTGAAGCGGGCGATCTGAAGAGCAACCTTATGAAGACCGATGCGGTGCTCGATTCCGGTTTTCGAGGTGGCTACATAGAGGTCGGATACGGAAAGCTCGGGTACATCGCGAATTTCGTGGAGTACGGGCATGCGATGGTGACGCATTGGGGCACGAAGACGCCTTATCTCGATAGTAAAGGGAGGGAGCGGCTCAAGAAAGTCGGCGGCCATCAGGACGTGGGGTTCGTGCCGGCGTACCCGTTTATGCGGCCGGCATTCGACGCGAGCAAGGAACGGGCTACCGATGCTTTTACGGAGTCGATTCATTCGACCTTGGAAAACTTCAAAGCGAAATGGGGGATGCCGCTCGAAGGCGCGTTGCCTGTGGCGAGGCAGGAGGCGGCGTAGGGGATTATGGCGCGATCGGCGGGGACAGTTCGGGTCGTTTTCGAGGCGGGCGGGGCGAATTTTGTCGCGGACGTCGCCAAGAAAAAGGCCGCGGTCATCGATTTCGCCACCGGCACTAAGTCGAACCTGGTGGAAGCGGGTGCTACGGTGCGCGCGCTCGAAGGCAACATCCAGGGCAATGAGCGAGCGGTGGCGCGATTTCTGGAGGGGACGCTGCACCTGGGCCCGGCGCTTTCGGCGGCGTTCAACGTGGTGGGGCCGGTGTTGGTGGGGATGGCGATCGAAGAGACCGCGGCGAAGGCGGCCAAGTTTTTCAGGGATATGGCTGCGGCGCCGGGGCGGATCGCGATCGCGTTCCGGGAGCTGAACGCGCCGCTGGCGCTGAGCAACGAAGAACTGGCGGTGACGAATCAGCGGCTGGAGAACGATATCGCCAAGCTGGAGGGGAACCGGAAGAACACGCTGGCGCTGGCGCTCCTGGAGGCAAAGGCGGCGGCGGACAAGCTGGCGGAGTCGCTGGATAAGGACCTGAAGGGGCTGGGCGCGCTGCTAGAGAAGCAGAACGTGGGTTTCTGGGAGCAGCTCTTCGGGAAGACGGGGACGGAGGACCTGAAAAAAGAGGTTGACCGATTCCGGGAGCAGGTCGCGGGCATTTGGAAGATGCAGGGTCCTGGGGTAGACCGTTCGGCGCTGCTGCAAAAGGCGTACGAGGAAGAGATCGCCAAGTTTCGGGGCTTAATGGCGACGGCGATGGCGCCGGAAGAGGTAACTCATGTTGTTGGCGGTTTTGCGCCGGGCGTGCCGGTGAAGCGCGCTGTCGATCAATCGCAGCGGGTTGGGCAGATCGAGGGAATCATCGGGCAGTTGCAGGGCGAGCAGGGCGGGGCCGCCGGCGAAGCCACGAAGACGAAGCTGACGGCCAAGAAAGAGAGCCTTGAAGGCACCGCCGATGCGGGCAAGAAGGACGCTGCGGAACTCGCGCGCCTGAACGATGAACTGGCCAAAGCACAGGAGGCAACGCTCACCGGAATCGAGAAGATTGATGCCGAAGAAACGGCGCAGATCGACCACTTGAATGAGATCGGCGAAGCCAACAAAGCCAATCTGCTGGTCGTGAATCAGATTTACGACACCAAGCGACTGAACTACTACACCGAAGCGCTGGACAAGGCGGAGTTGGCGATCTATGCGCTTTACGATGAGACCGGGCATCTGAGGGCAGAAACGGCGAGACACGGAGAATCGCAGCGCAAGGCCAATGAAGCGGTTCAGGCCGGCAAGAAGCTCCTGGAAGAGTACGGTAAAGCCTCCGAGCAGGTGACGACGAATTTAGCGAAGCTGATCGCCGAGCAGGACAAACTGTTGGTTGAACATCAGTCCCGCATGACAAGCATGGCTCCCGGCGCAGCGGCTAATCCGGTTGCCACACTGAAACTCCAGCAGGCTCCGGAGCGGTCGGCTATCGCGACCCAGTACAGCGAGCAGATCGCGCTGAAAGAGCAGGCTCTGGCGTTGGCGCAGGCGGACGGAAAGCAGCAGGGCATACTGAACGCGCAACTCGAAATTGCGCGCGTGGAAGCCGAGAAGAAACTGGCGCTGGACCGGCTGGATTACGAGCTGGCGGAGAAGCAGGCGGAGGTCCGGCAAAAGGGTCTCAAGGAGGTTTTTGCGGAGGCGCAGGGGCCCGCGCAAGCGCTGGGGAACATTTTCTATCAGGGAATGAATTCGGCGATGGACCGGGTGTCGGACCAGCTCGCCAAGCTGTTCACGGGGCAGAAGACCAGCTTCGGGAAGATGCTGCAAGGGATCGGCGAGGAGATGGAGCGTTCGGCGATTCGGTCGGGAATTCAGCGGGGCGTGGGAGCGATCGGGAAGAAGCTGGGGATCGAGGCACCGGGGAAGCCGGACGGGACGAAGGCCCACCGATTTTACGTGTCGGCAATCATCGAGAATCAGTCCGGGGGATCGCAGGGGCCGACGTCAGAGGCTCCGGAGCCCGGCCGGGTGGCCCCGCCCTTGGCGACGGGAGTTTTGGGCATCCTGCAAAAACTCTTCGGGGTGGCCGGGGGGGCGCTCGCAGGCGGCGGTGCGGCGGCCGGAGGCGGAGCGGCTGCGGCGGGCGAAGCGGTCAGTAGCAGTATCAGCTACATGGCGGGCGGCGGTCCGGTGTCGGCTTCGGAGGCTGAAATTGTGGGAGATCAAGGGCCGGAACTGCTCACGCGGACCTCGGGATACATCACCCGCAACTCGGAGCTGCAACGGATGATGGGCGGCGCGGGCGGCCCCACCTTCCACACCGCGGTAGATGCGCGCGGGGCGGAGATTGGCGTGGAGCACCGGATACGGCGCATGGTGGATTTGGCGCACAAGTCGGCGGTGGCTACGGCGGTGCGCGCGGGGCATGAGCGGTCACTCCGGACACCGCAGAGGTCGGGGGCGTAGCGATGGCGCTAGGGCGCGCGATAAAACGGACAGGGGTGCTGGTGATTGTCGCCTGCGGGACACTTGCCGTCCCGTGCGACGCGGCGGCTGGCGCGGGCTACGGTGTCCGCGCCGCAAGCGCAGCGCGCGGCCTGGGATCGTGGGCGTCCCGGGCCGGCGCCGAAGGTCTTACGCTGTGCGGCCAGGTTGCGCGCTTGGGGGGTGGTGAGCTTAGGCATGTGAGATTCTTTCGCCGGGCTTACCTACCCGGCATGGTGAGCGTCCAGCTCACAGGCCCCGCTTATGCGGAGGATCGCTCGCGCGACCGAGGCACGCGGCGGAGGTCAGGATACGAGAGCGTTGTACAGCCGGACCTGGGTTGGAGCGGCAACGAAGCGGACGTAGCCGAGCAACTCTTCGGCGCGCTGGTGGCTCACCGGGAGTGTGTCGGTACTCTGGTCATAGGGGCAATCTCCCATGACCCGCGCGAGGATCGCCACGCGACCGTTGCGGCGCTGTTCGATGCGGACCGAGTATTCGGCATCATACGCTGCGTCGAGGATTTTCTGGGTACTCATCTTTTTTCTCCTGATCGCTGGATGCGATCTAATACTAGTCTAGCGCCTTACGCTGTTTCTGTCAAGCCTTATTGCGGAATTATTTGCTCTTTAGAATCTACTGGTTGCGGGCGGACTGAAGCGGAATATGCCATTTAGTGGGGCGGGGAGCGTGATTACGATGCCGGCGACGCCGGCGGCGTCAAGCGCCATCGAGGCGGCGCTGGTGGCGGTGGTTGCGATGACGCGGAATCCGTTCACGGGGGCGCAGTGGACCCAAGACTGGCAGGCGGGGTGGAAGGAACTCTCGCTGCCGTTGCGGCCGATGACGGCGGTGGAGGCGGCTTCGTGGCTGACGTTTTTGGTGGCGTTGAATGGGCCGGCAAACGTGTTCCAGTTTGGAAGCGTGTTTTGCGCGCTGTATCCGGCGTTGCTCACGGACGGGACGAACCCGCTGTATTGGCGGCTGAAGGGCGGGCAGAACAAAGTGTCAGTGGGCGAGGACCGGTATTACCGGATCTCGCTCGATGTGATTCAGGCGTTTTGAGGAGGAAGGCTATGAAGCGCAAGAAAACAAAAACGGCGGTGGTGGTCACCAAGCCACAAGTTCCTAGCATGCTGGCGGCTGTCCGCCGCGAGCTGACGAAGTATCAGGCGAACACTGAAGTGCTGGAAGCGCGGCTCACGTGCCTCATGCGCCCTGGCGAGATTCGCACGGATGGGCCGAAGCCGCCTTTGACCTCGGCGGCGCCGGTGGCGGAGCTGCTGGCCGAATATGCCGGCGTGCTCGCCGCGCTCAATGCGCGCATGAAGGACGTGCTGGAACGGCTGGAGATCTGAGCGCCTGGTTGAGACTTTGTAGGCGTCTACAAAACATGCCACGAGCGATGAGTTCGGCGATGGCGGCGGCGATCCAATTGCCGGGATCGCAGCCGTCGCTCTTTGTCGCGATCACGTTCGCGTCGGCCACGGTCTACATGTGGACGGGGACCGGGTCTGTTACGTGGGGCGGCCATACGTGGCTGGGGATGGGCTCCCTGATGGAGATCACGGCAGCCGAGGACGCGGCCACCGTGGAGGCTCGGGGCATCTCAATCACGCTGAGCGGGCTCAACCCTACCATATTTGCGGACTGCCAGAACGAGTTTCTGTTGGGGCAACCTGTGGTGGTGTACCTGGGGCTGTGGAGCGGAGGGAGCCTGGTGGCGTCTCCGATCCCGGTGTGGGCCGGCCGGACGGATCAACCGACATTCGAGATTGACCCGGAGCAGGTGATTGTCACAATTGCGTGCGAGAACCGGTTGGCGGACATGAATGTGGCGGTCGACCGGCGGCTGACGAACCAGGACCAGCAGATGGATTTTCCGGGAGACTTGGGATTTCAGTTTGTGGATGCGCTCCAGGAGCAGACCTTATTTTGGGGCACGCAGCCGAATACAACGAATAATATTTGAGGCGGCATGGCAGGAATTCTCCAACTGATCGAAGGGGCGGCGATGGTCGTGGGCGGGGCCGTGCTCACCATTACAGGTGTCGGGGCCCCCATCGGTGGTATGCTGATCGCGGCCGGCGCGGGTCAGGTGATCTCTGGTGTCGGCTCGATGATTGCTGGTGGCCCCAAAGTGAGCGGTCTCGCCACCACCACGCGGGAATCGGCGGCTCCGTGGCCGGCGATCGTGGGGCAGGCGCGTGTCGGCGGCAAACTGATCTACCGGAACGTGTGGGGCGACGGCAACCAAATGCTCGACATGGTGATCCTGCTGGCGCATCATCCGTGCGACGCGGTGGATGAGATGCTGTTTGACCAGCAGCGAGTGCAGATCGACACCACAGCGATCCCCACTACGCACTCGGCAGGATATCCGGTGGCGACTCCCTGCGCGAATTCAGGGACCAGTTTCTCGCCGCTGAATCCATCGATCAATATCACGCACATCGCGCGCGCCAACGACGTGGTAACCACGGAACTGCCGTCGGACATCCCATATTTGCAGGCGGGGGACCGGATCAACATACGCGGGATCACGGGGGACTACACGCTGAATGGGACGTTCCCGGTGGCGGAGATTATCAGTCGGGTGCCGTCGGGCGGAACGAACATCCTCACGTTCACTTATTTAAGCGGCGGCCTACCGTCGATTGTGGACAGCGAGGGAGCGGTGATGCCGACCTGGCCGAACTATGGCCGGGATGTGTATGTGGAATATCTACTGGGGGGGCAGGCGCTGGGACAGACGTTCGTGGGGATGACGGCGGGGACTCCATGGCAGGGGACGGGGAACCTGGTGACGCCGGCGAGCCCACATCAGGCTGGTGGAACCAACTTTTGGTACGCCGTCGATGAGGGGGGCGCCGTGCCGAACCCGTGGACGGCGTATTGCTCGCTGATGGGATGCACGGCGGCGTTTGTGCGGCTGAAGCTATCGAGTAGTTTCCCTTCGGCGGTGGTGCCACAGATCAGCTTCCACGTGCGGGGAAAAAACGATATTTACGATCCGAGGGGTGGATCTTCGGACGGAGGAATCGAATACGCCAGCGTCGATGTTCCGGGGACCGGCTACAGCACTGGGGACGTAATTACAGTTGTCCAACCAGGCGGGTCTGGAGGCCAGCTTGTGGTTACGGGGATCGACGGCGGCGGCGGCGTTACGGCGGCGCTGGCGCATGCTTCCGGCACTGGATACACGATTCCCAGCACCGGCCTGGCGGTAAGTGGAGGGCATGGCTCCGGGTGTTTCATCAATCTTGTGGCGGCGTCGGGATCGTCCAGCTACAGGTATACCGCGAACGCGGCTCTTGTGATCGCGGATTACCTGAGCAATCAGCCATGGGGATTCCGGGCGGCCTACGGAACGGAGATCGATACGGCGGCGCTGATCGCGGCGGCGAACATCTGCGACCAGCAAGTGCCGGTAGCGGCGGGTGGGACCGAAAACCGGTACGAATGCAACGGGCAGTTTACGCTCGACATGAAACGCGGGGAGATCCTGCAAAACCTGCTGACTTCGTGTGCGGGGCGGATCACGTACCAGGGCGGGCTGTTCGCCATCCAGGCGGCTGGGTGGACCGGGCCGGGATCGCCGCCTGTGGCCGTGAACCTGACTGCGTTGGCGACGGCGGGGTACCGGTGGCGCAAGACGGTTCCCGGACGGGATCTGTTCAACGGGGCGAAGGGAACCTACGTGTCGGCGGCGAACGGATGGAAGGCAACCGACTTCCCTTACTACGCGCAGGATACGTACCACGGATACTCGGGGCCGTCGCCGGAGGGTGGGGACATCAACCAAGCGGCCGATCCGCAGCAAACGCGGCGCTGGCTGGAGATGCACTTGCCGTTCACAATTTCGGCTCCGATGGCGCAGCGGCTAGCCAAGATCGAGTTGCTGAGGAGGCGCGGGATCGCGGGGCAGATGGCGGACAGCGTTCCGGTGGCGGGATATGGCGGGACGGGGACGTTCCCGCTGGCGCTGGCGGGATATCGGTTTGCGGCGCTGGATGTGTTTGAGGCCACGGTGCCGTTTTTAGGATTCGCGGGCAAGCTGCTCGAAGTGGCGGCGGTGCGCTTCCGGGTGGACAAGCAGGATCAGTCCGGTCAGGAAGTGCCGGTGCTTGGAGCTGAGATTGATGCACAGGAGACCGATTCGAGTATCTATCAGTGGTCATCGGAAGAGGAACTGACGCCACAGGGCTACCAGCAAGGGAATTGGGAATCGGGAACGTTTGTCGAGACGGCGCCGTTGCCCTGGTCGCCGGGCTATGCGGCTCCGGCCGCGGGCGATGCGGTGGGCGGGGCCGCGCGATTCGGGATCCAGCCGGTGTACGGGCTGGACACCAACGGGAGTCCGACGGTCGCAGTGGTGATCAAGGGCACGGCGCCGGCGAGCGTGCTGGATACGGGGATTGCGCGGCCGCAGCTCGCGTGCGTGGCGTCTACGACGGGAGGGTCGATTCCGCCGGGCACTTACGTGGTGGGGCTGACGGCGCGCGACAGCGGCGCGGCGGGCTATGAGAGCACGGATTACCTGAGCCTGGCCGTGGTGGTGATCGGGGGTGCGGGCACGGGATCGATCGCGGTGAGCGCCACGTGGGGCTCGGGAGACGACGGCGGCGATCTGTACATGGCGCAGTTGCGCCTCGATGCGTACGGGGGTGAACTGGCTGCAGGCTGCTACGGCATGCACTGGCAACAGACGCTGACGGCCGGGCAGGCGACTGCCAGTCTGACGAGCTTTAACCAGGCGAGCGCGGGCGGGCCCGATCCGCTGTTCGACCACTTCCAGGTCGCGCTGATGAAAGAAATCCATGGCGGCCCGTGGGCGCAGCAGGTGCAGGCGCTATCGCCGGGAGTTCCGGGCACAAACGCGGGATACATCCGGTTTGGGGACTCCGGCGGCGGCGCGGGAATGACTCACGACCAATGGGGCGGCTACGTGCTGTCATTGCTGGCAAAGATTGATCAGACGTCGGAAATCCCAGTGCTGAATCTCGCCATCGCGACCAACGGGGCGAGCAGCTCGGGCGTGTTCGTCTGCACAATCGGCCCGGGGGCGGATGGCAGCTTGCCGGCGGACGTGAGCACCACGCTGGCGGTGGGAGACCTGCTGCTGATGCGGCACAAGGCGACCTTCACGGCGAATGGCTTTTTCGACGCGAATATCGCGAACGAATACTATCCGGACGGGGCCACGGCCGTGGAAGCGGGCCATCTGGCGGTCATGGTGGACGGCGTTGACAAGGGGGACGTGCAGACGGTCGCGAGTGTGACTGAATCCTCGCCCGGGTCGGGACGGTTCGACACATTCAACCTGGCGGGGGCGTGGCTAGTTAGGCCGAATACGGGGGACCACGTGGTGATCGTGGCGCCGGGGGAAGTGGATACGCCGGCGGCGTCGATACCGGTGCGAGTGGACGTGCCGAACCTGGCGGGGCAGGCGTGGCTGATCCTGGTGCGGGCTTGCGATGCGAATGGAAACAGCGGGCCAGACCTGCAGGCGCCGATGGCGGAGATCTACTTTTTCGGCGCGCAGGGGACGCGGACGATCACGGGCGATGCGACGGGGATGCCTACAGACCGCGTAAT